TCAGTTACTACAGCGAGCTGATACAGAGCAATCCCGAATGGGAATATGCAGGTGTTTACGCCGACAATTTCATCACCGGCACAGATACGAAAAAGCGTACTGAATTTCAGCGTCTGCTGGCTGACTGCGATGCAGGAGTAATCGACATTATTCTGTGCAAGAGTATATCCCGATTTGCACGAAACACTGTTGACCTGCTTTCGACCGTTCGTCATCTGAAAGAGCTGGGAATTGAGGTGCGCTTTGAAAAGGAAAATATCAATTCCTTATCGGGTGACGGAGAATTCATGCTCACAATCCTTGCGTCTTTTGCACAGGAGGAAGTACGCAGCATTTCGGAAAACGTGAAATGGGGTACTCGCAAGCGTTTTGAACAGGGCATTCCAAACGGCAAGTTCAGAGTTTACGGGTACGAATGGCAGGGTGACAGGCTTGTACCTATTCCCGAAGAAGCGGCTGTTGTCAAGCGTATTTTTCAGAATTTTATTGACGGCAAGTCAAGACTCGAAACCGAGCGAGAGTTTGAGGCAGAGGGAATCACAACAAGGGCAGGCTGCAAATGGATAGATTCCAACATCAGAGTGATACTCACAAATATCACCTACACCGGCAATATGCTTCTTCAAAAGGAGTATGTTGAAGATCCAATAACAAAGCACAAACGCAAAAATCATGGTGAACTGCCGCAATACTTTGTTGAGGGAACGCATGAGCCGATTATTGATATGGAGACATTTCAATGGGTGCAGGCTGAAATGAAGCGTCGCAGAGAGCTTGGAATTCATGCAAACAAATCATTAAATCTCACCTGTTTTTCAGGAATTATCAAATGCTGTAACTGCGGACGCAGTTATGTCCGTTCATCAAGAAAACGTGGAAACTACGTTATATGGACTTGCACATCAAGAAAAAGCAAGGGAACGGGCTGCGGTGCAAGGGATATTCCTGAAAAGGTACTCAAAAAAGTATGTGCTGATGTACTTGAAATTCCTGAATTTGACAGTGAGAAATTTTCAGAACAGATTGAACACATTGAGGTAAAAGGCAGGAATACCATGATTTTTTACTTTTTAAATGGTACTGTTCAGGAACATTACTGGACTCCAGACGGCAGAAAAACAATGTGGACACCTGAACGTCGTGCTTTATGGAGTGAGTACAATCTGAAAGGCGGACGTGAAAAGCTCGGCATTGGATTCAGAGAATATGTAAAGGAGAATACAGATGGCAAAAATAACGAAAATTCCTGCAACGATCAGCCGCTTCACAGCAGCTCCGATTGATGCACCGGTCAGGAGAAAGGTTGCTGCCTACGCCCGTGTTTCGACCGACAACGAGGAACAGCTCACATCTTACGCTGCACAGGTTGACCACTACACAAAGTACATCAAAGGGCGTGAGGACTGGGAATTTATAAAGGTGTACACTGATGAGGGCATAACAGGCTGTAACACAAAAAAGCGTGAGGGCTTCAAACAAATGGTTGAGGACGCACTCGCCGGTAAGATTGACCTCATCATCACAAAATCAGTCAGCCGCTTTGCACGAAATACGGTTGACAGCCTTACAACGATCCGCACCTTGAAAGAACACAACATCGAGGTTTATTTCGAGAAAGAGAACATCTGGACTTTCGACAGCAAGTGCGAGCTTCTGCTGAGTATCATGAGTTCGATAGCACAGGAAGAAGCGAGGAGTATTTCGGAAAATGTAACATGGGGACACAGAAAACGTTTTGCAGACGGGAAAGTCAGCGTAGCCTACAGCCATTTCCTTGGCTACGATAAAGGCGAGGACGGGAAAATGGTCATCAATCCTGAGCAGGCTGAAACGGTACGGCTGATTTACGGATTATTCCTTGAGGGTATGACACCGCATTCCATTGCAAACGAGCTGACGAAACGGGGCATAAAAACACCTGCCGGAAAAGATATATGGAATCAGACTACCGTCCGCCGTATCCTTACAAACGAAAAGTACAAGGGTGATGCTCTTTTGCAGAAAGGATTCACTGTTGATTTCCTTACCAAAAAGCAGAAAGTCAACGAAGGTGAAATTCCGCAGTATTACATCGAGGATGACCACGAGGCAATTATCGAGCCGGTTATTTTTGACCTTGTGCAGGCAGAGCTTGAGAAACGCTGCTCCAACGGAGGACGATACAGCGGAGTGAGCATCTTTTCAAGTAAGTTAAAATGCGGTCAGTGCGGTGGTTGGTTTGGTGCAAAGGTATGGCATTCAACAGATAAATATCGCAAAGTTATCTATCGTTGCAATGCAAAATACAGTAGCAAGAAATGTACAACACCGCATATCAGCGAGGATGAAATCAAGAGCATATTCATCAAAGCCGTCAACCTGCTCCTTGAAAACCGTGAGGAGATAGCCACAAATGTTGGTATGATTCGCAAGGCAATCTGCAATACCGCACCTCTTGAAAATGACAAGGAGCGACTTTACGATGAAATGGCAATGCTGTCGGAAATGGTGCAGACGCTCATTTCGGAAAATGCAAGGACAGCAATAAATCAGGCGGACTACACCAAGCGATATCAATCACTATCAAATCAGTACGATACTGCCAAGCAGAGGTACGAACAGGTACAACAACAAATTCAAGAGTTGAATGTTCGCTCACAGCAATTACAGCAGTTTCAGCGACAGCTTTTCAGTCTTGATGCAGTGACGGAATTTGACGAAGCCCTGTGGGGAACATTGGTGGATTTCATCACAATAACAGAAACTGAAAAAATAGTGACTTTCCGAGATGGGACGGAAATAACTGTATAAAAGAGAGAAAGGCAGTGCGGAATATACCCACACTGCCTTTTTTACTTTATATTGTTACTAATCGAAAGTTCAAGATTTTTCGTTTCGTTTGCAATCATATTTGCGATTTTATAAGCACCTGCGTTGCTGAGATGCGTATTGTCAAGCTCTGTTTGTTCTGTATTCATGTAGCAATGTAACTTTGCTGTTTCGTCTGCACCACCGTAATTATAAAGATTTGTGTAGAGATTTGTTGTAAGTGTTGTCATATCGATAAGTGCAATATTATTATCTTTGCAAAGTTTTATGAGTGCTTGCTGATAAGGTGTGTGCGTTGCGTAATTCGCTGTACCGTCTGTGCCACGTCTTGTAATTGGTGTAATAACAACAGGAACAGCACCTTTACTTTGTGCAACCTTGATATACTTGTTTAATATGAACCATTCATAAGAATACTGTCCGCTTGCGTTTTTGCCGTTGCTGTCAAGTGTACTCATATCAAGATTCGGGAATGTTCCAAGTCCTGGATAGACTGACTCGTCTGTTTTTTCGTCATTGTGTCCGAACTGAATAAAGAGATAGTCGCCCTTGCTGATATTGTTGCACATTGTCTTGTACTGGTCATATTCAAGAAAACTCCTTGCGGACATTCCGGGGATTGCAAGATTTGTAACTTTCACATTGTTAAACTGTTCAGCAAATTTCATTCCCCAACCGTAGCGATTATAGGGAACACTGATATTTTCCGTATATTCTGCTACTGTTGAATCGCCTACAAGATAAACATTTCCAGAGAATTTAAAATCTTTCGGCTCGTAAGTAGTTGTTTCAACGGGAGTTTGACTTGAACTAATAAGCAATCTTTTCATCATGCATAAGTCAAATACATCGATTATATTATCTTCGCAAAGGTCACCAGCTTTCCAGTCCTTTAGAGTTACATCGGGAACAGCAAGTAGCCATTTTTGCATTATAACGCAATCGGCAACATTAAATTCACCGTCTGCATTTACATCGCCTTTTACAGTTTCAGGAGTAACAGGAGTTGTCACATCGGGCTTTGTAACATAACCTGCTGACGGCATACCCTCTTTGTTGAAAGTCGCATATGTCATTGTATTTCTTTTCGACTGCGAACCCGAATTTTTCAAGCAATATTCTTTTGCTTCTTCAGCAGTTTTCGCCTTGTAAGAATAATTAGAAGTCGGTCGCCACGTGCAAGCTCCTGCCGTTTTTGCATCAAGTGTAAATCCGAATTTCTGATTGACAAGAACAGAGCCAGAATCAGTATATTTTCCAGGGTAAGTTCCCGATATATCGGAAGTCGATACACCGTCATTTACAACAGAACCCTTGCCCGTTCCTGCGTCAAAATAATTGCTTTCGGAATACAGCTTGCAGGCAGTATAAATCGTATAGCCCATATCGAAATTGACAACATAGTTGTTCATAGAATGGAAATAGCCATATCTCATAAGTCCAGGCGCACGAGTTATTGTATTGTTGTAATAGTTGTCCGCAAGTGTAATGCAAGGTGTGCCGTTGTAGGTGTCATAGGTTTCCTGAGTATCGGTAGGATAACCCATTAAAACGCCATATTCATGATGTCCGAAAGTACAATCGGAAATTGTCGCAAAGTCTGTTGTGCCTTTGAAATTTAAGAATTTATCCCAATCGTCCGATTTAAGAGAAGATGTTTCAATTTCCGCATGACCCTCTAAATCGCAATGGTCAATCCAAAAATTCCAACCGTATGCAAATTCCCATATATTGTCGGTATTAAGCTCTGTATCGTGCGTGCAGTCGATATTTCTGATTATAATATTATCTCCTGGTCCGTAAGTTTCGTTGTAAGTGCGGAAATATACGTTATAGAGATTATGTGCGGAGTAACTGCCGATAATCGTTTTATTTGGCTGTAAATAGATATAGTTATCACGGCAATAATAACGCTGTCCGCCGTCATAGCCTGTTGAGATTTCATAGTTAGCAGAGCCGGTTTTTCCTGAAATA